TACTAGTACCTGTTACTGTCAATTCCTCTCCAGTAGTACCGATAACAAAGTCCCTTGCCCCTCTCATCCATGATATGGTATTAGCCTGATTACTCTCGATGGTTACCTCAATAGAGTCCTCATCGCCAGCACCTGCTCCAAATCCTTCTAATATGCCTGTCTCTGAGCCGTAGAAGGTCTGCCCTCTGCCTAGCCATAGTCTTTGTTCATGTAACGCCACAGCCGCAGGATAGCCCCGTGCTGAGGTGAAGGTAGGGGACTCTAATGTCCAGTTACCTGTAGTGTCTGAATTGTCTAATGATTTGATTATCTCAGCATCTATATCATCTGATGCGTTAACGGTAATGATCTGAGCCACTCCGTTATTAGCTAGTATGTATAGTCCTACATCGGCAGCCCTGAAGGCACCTAATGCTATATCATCTAACTTCTCTCTAGCTATGCCGCCAGAGGAGTAAGTAGTATACCCTGACGTATTCTCACCTTTAAGCTGGAAGGTATTAGCGGTAACACCCTCTACGGTAAAGATCTTATCATTGATCTGTGTCATCCCTACGATATCTTGTATCTGTACTGACTCGCCATTAGCAAGGCCGTGGGCGGTCGAGGTGACTACTCCAGGGCTAGCCTTAGTGACTCCAGTGATTGTTAGTCTAGCTCCTAAAGAACCGGAAGGATACTCAGAACGAATGTTAACAATGGCTCCAGCGGAGGAAGCATCAAACTCAAGGTCAACAATTGGGCTGAGATCAAGTTTCCAGTCTCCACTAGCAATTGCGTTTGTGTCTGTGAATGCGTCAATAATATCGCATACAACGACTGTAGTTGAAGTAAAGCTAACGATAGAAGCACGGCCTGTTTCTCCTGTTGAGTTGTTATTAATTTGTCTACCAACATCCCCGGGTAAGAATACCGCAGAGCCTGCTGTGAAGTTAACACCAACGCCTGAGGTGGCTGATGGGGTTAGGGTAGCAGCTAGTTCAATACCTGCCTCGTATGAAGGTCCTGGTAAGAACTCTACTGCTGTTAACTCCCATGAAGTATCAGTAGTCCTGATTAACTTCCTAGGGGTAACGTCTGGGTGTACCAAATACATGGTAGCCCCTGATTGTACATATTGGATAGCATCTAGTTGAGCCGTAGTATATGGAGAAGCAATCTCATAGATTCTATTAGCTACGCCTCCTGAGCTGTATGCAGTGAAGGCTGATCCATCTATATCTGTACCTGATACATCAGTGATTTCAAAATCATTGGTATTCTTATTAGATACGATATATGGGACGGTAGAGCTATTAAGCTCAGTCATGCCTGCTACAGCAGTAAGGTATACATGGTCCCCATTACTGTATCCATGGCCTGTGGCAGTGATCACTACTGGATCTGCTGCTGTTGCTCCACTAACAGTTACATCGGATTCTAGTACCTGACCTGTGGAGTTAAAGAATCTTATATAGGTATTACCTACTTCAAGCACAAAGGCTACATCACGACTAAACTGATAGTCTATGAGGCGGGCATCTACACTAGAGTCTTTAGTCTCTGCACGGAACTTAGTACCATTCCTGCGAGCTAGAGGACCCTGTGGCAAGACTTTGGTATTAATACCTGTCTCTACTCCACCCTCGTATTCTTTCGTACCCGTACGGCTATGAAGCCTGGGGGATAGAACACCTGAGTTGAAGTTATTGTGGGAGATTATTGATCTGCTCAATTTAATTACTACCTAATGTTTATTAAGTCAATGGCTACGTAGCTCTCTGGGCTACCTTGCTGTCCATCGAGGGCTAGGTTATTATCTAAGAACTGGGCATATTCTTGCTTTATTCTTTCTGCTACTTTAGCCTGACCTGTAATAGGTAATGCTAGGTACGCCGTTAGGGCAATCTCCATAGCTTCAGTAAGTAGTATATCCCATGATTCGGAATCTGTTACGTTTGCAATGTACTTGATCTTCATAGTACTATCGTCTGATAAAAGCTTATCGCCTTCAATCACGTATTGTGTAGTACCTGGTACGTCCTCAGAGATGCGAAGTACTCTTAGGCACTTAGGATCCACTGGGAGTTGGAATTCATATGTATACTCGAGTGCTGGAGTATTTGTAGTTCTTGCTAGGCTAGCACGTTTAATAACGCTAGTCCAAGAACCTTGGGTCATAACCCTGGGGGCTACTGTATCAAAGAATGTATTGCAGAGCTTGGCCTCTTGAGTGCCGTCAGTTAATGACGTAATAGTAGCAGACCCTAATCTGGATAATGCAGTATTACATATTTGAACTTTTGATGACATTTGTTGCTCCTGGTTTTAAAAAAGTGGGGGCGGTGGTTTCAGCACTCACCCCCCAAAGGTATGGACTTAGATGTAGTCTACACGACCTACTAACGTACCTGCGGCATCTGTGGCAGCTGGTGTCGTTACGGTAACGCCTACGTAGAAGATTCCACCGGGATCAGCAGTTAAGCCTGCGGCTTCCCATGCTTCTTTCTTCACGTCAGCAACATCATCAGCTTCGCACCGGACGCTAGTCCAGACTTTATTAGCTGCTTGAAGTTCGGCACTGGCAGAGGCGAATACATCAGCATCCACAACTGTACCTGACGTATTACCGTCACTGTACTGACTTCCACCGATACCACTATAGTATAGGCCGATGTCTACTGCTAGATCCGCTACTGCGTCTAGAGCATCATTTAAGATTTGAACGTCTAAGCAGACAGCGTTAGATGGGATAGGGCATAAAAGAATTACGTCCCCTACTTCATCTTCCGATGTGATAGCTACTTCTAGCTGATCGATTACTACTTTAAGACGGCCTTTTTTACGTTCTAACGTTACTGGAGGGGTTGCCTCGATGTTAGTGACGTTGTCTGATTTAACTGTACTTGCAGTCATTTCATTTCTCCTGTTATGGGGACTGTTATTATAAGTCCCCGGTTTAGATTAATTGTTTACTGGAATAGGATATCTACAACAGTAGTTTCTTCCATACGAACCGCACCAAACATCATGTACGCCGTAATTTGGTGTACGTGAGCTAGATCGTTTCTTGTATCTATCATAAGTTTCATGTCATGAGCGATAGCTGTACGCGTATTGTCTTCAGTGAAAACTAAGGCACGATAAGTCGTGTCCTGTGTTTCATCTGGAACACGCTGTGTACGTAAGATGTTGATACCACGGAAAGTCGTGACACCAGTACCAGCTAACATAGGATTGTTTTGGAAATCCAAGCTAGTTAGTTGATTGGTCTAATATACAGCGATGTCTTCTACAGCACGAGCATTAACTGCCATGTGTAAAGGACGTGCTTCGATATCTACTTCGTTTCCTTCAAGGATACGTAAAGCCTGATTGATCTTGGCGACAGTTAAACCTGCACTACCATGAGCAATCTGTTGGTTAGATGTATCAAAGGCTTGTGACCCTGCACCATCTTTACCTGTTGCGGCTGAGCCTATCATTGCGGAAAATACTCTTTCATCGTAATTTTTACCATGAGCATCTGCTAATGCGCGAGCATATTCACTAGTTGGATCGATAAGCATTTTAAGTTTATCTAAGTCATCTAGTAAGATACGTCCTGCATACCGATTCACGGTTGCCATACGTCTTGAGTGAGTAGCATCAATAGGGTCAACAACTTCGTTGCGTGACGTAATTTCTGATACCGTAAGTCCTGCGACTCGTTCAAACATATGTTTCTCACCTTTAGCTGTTTCACTAGGTAAGAGACTTCTGAGCTTTGAACCCTTTTCGCGAACTAACGTATGAATGTTGTCCGAGAACTGGGTAATAAAGGCTTGGTCGACTGTGTTAGTCATTGTTTTATTTCCTGTTAATTTAAAAAAGTTTCTCTTCTCGAACTGACTTGTCCCTTGCGGGGGTACTTTGTTCTAAGCTATAACGCTAACCCGGGCGGTGGCAATCTTAAGAGGGGATACCACAGGTCTTGTCCTCTTGTTCTGTTACCCGCCGTGAGCGAGCTTGTATAAATCTTTCATTTCTTCAACTGCTGCATTATGCTTCGGATGAGATTCAGATTGGTACGCAGCTTTAAAGTCTACATCCTTTCTTAATTCTCCAATCTTCCGAGCAGCACTTTCTGGTGTCATTCCGAAATCAATCTTAGGAGCACCTATTACCCCAGCTTCTTGATATGAGAAAGCTAGTTCTGATAGGATATGCGCTAAGGCTGGGTTATTAGAATTAGTAGCTAATAACGTATTCATTTGGTCTGGGAACTTACCTTTAAGTTGTTCTTTCATTTGTAGTGCACCCTGAATACGAGTATCAAAGTCATCACCCCATTGGGTATGTAATGTCTTCAATCCTTGTTCTTGGGAAGCTACCATGGCATCACGCATCTGGTTCGTTTGTTCCATACGCATCTTCATTAATCCTTGGGCTTGTTCTTGGTTAAGTCCTAGGTTATGAGCCATGTCTTTAAATACTTGTAACTCTGAAGCAGCTAAATCATCGTGAGCAATAAGCTCTGCTGGTACGATATCTGCTGTATCATATCCGTCTGATGTTTCAGGTCTACCGAGTTTATTATAAAACTCTGATAATCCATCTTCAGTAGTTGGTTTTACTATAATGCCTGGTAAGTCTTTAATCTTATCCATGAAGGCTTTCTTAGTATCAGGGGTAGCATCTTCTGCTGGAATCCTGACTGAGTCTCCTAGCATCTTCTGTAGGCTTAGATAACTCTTTGCTATATCATCTGCTGATTTGAAGTCTTTGAGATTACCCTGCTCTAACATCTCTGGTGACAACATGTCACTAAAAGGTACCTCTGCCGCAGCTTCTACTGCATCGATCTTCTCAGCAATATCTGGTGCGATATTGACTTCTGTTGTTTCTTCTAATACTTGCGTATCATTAGTACTTTCCGTAGTCAACACATCATTAATTGGTGTCTCTACAACTTGATCTACGGCCTCAGTTGTCGCTGCTGGTGCGGCTGAAGTTGTCGCTGGGGCATCGCCCAACAAGTCTGTTTCACTCATGTCCATCTTCCTCTGTTTGTTTCTCTGGTAATTCACTCTCTGACTCAGCTAATAACTGCTGAACTAACTCTTTCTGACCTAAGCGGTAATGAGTAACCTCACTCGCTTCAGCTAGGCAAGAAGTGTTTAAGAAAGTTTCCTCTAACATTTGCATAACTAGTAACCCGTCTTCTGTCTTGAATATACGTCTGACGGCTCTTTGATACTTTTCAAATATCTCTAATTGGGGATCACGTTCCATACCTGTCTCCTATTTTATTGACCGCCCAAGTCATTCATTTTGCCAGCGGCATCGGCTAGTCCTGGGGCATTCTCCATTAAGGCAGCCTGTTGTTGCTGCTTAGCTCTTTCTTCTCTTAACTTCGCTATCTCTTCTGGGGATCTGATAGACTCATGAGGGACACCTAAGGTCTGTGCTATGAACCTGGCTGTCTCATCTACATTAACGTTATCTACTACGGTAGGGTCTAATTGAGCCATTCCCCCAATAGACTGCATCCATTGGTTGATAGTAGTAACATCTTGTATTCTCTGTGCTTGAGCTAGTTGATTATTAAACACTACTTGAATGTCAGCACCTAAGGCTTCCATCTGAGGGCTTAACTTAACTTCACCTGAGCGTAGTTTAAGCATGAACATACGTAATACTAATGGCTGTAATAGCTCATTGTTAAGTCTTGATAATACTGGACCTAAGATAGTATTCATTTGTTTAGTACGTTCAGCTACTTCAAAGGCTGTCATCTCACCAATATCTGTACGATCTGGGAGAAGTAACTTGTCTAGGAAGAATGATTTCTCAATAGCCTGCTTAAGATCATCGATCTCAGTAGTAGTGCTCTGAGTACGTCCACCCATATCCCAAGGTCTAATACCATCAATGTTCTTAACTACTGATAGTTGTCCTGGACGGATACGTAATTGGCCGCCGAATAGATCTCTCTGATTCGCCAAGATAGGACGTTTAACATTTAAAGTCTCTGCTTCTAATGCTAGTTGTTTTAACTTATTAAGTGTACGTGTATCTGGTAACGCTAAGTGTCCTGGTCCTCGTCCGTAGACTTCACCAGGCATTGTATGATAGCGGACACCAAGTAAAGGCATATCATAGAAACCTCCTTCTTCAATCATTTGTTTGCTATTCTGATCTATATAATAACTAGCTATAGGTCGCTTGTCAGCTGCCGCTAGTCCTTCAGAGTTAAGTTGTACTTCTTTAGGATCCCGTGGTATAATAACCTGTAAGATCTCTACTTCAGCTAATGGTTGCTTAGCTAGTTGTTTCAACATACTTTCAGGTAAGGCATTGCCCCATCTCTCGAAAGCCTGTTTAACTGTTAACGTGATAGTACGGAAGACGGTATCAACCTTTCCTTCCATATCTTCAGCCCATGATATTTGTGACATGTGCATAGCAGTGTATCTAAATCCACCGTCTCGTTTACCTTCTACTAATAAAGCAGCATTGCCAATTGTCACATAGGACATATAGGCTTTAAGCATTGAGTCTGAGAAGTTAGATTCTTGGATATCTTTTCTAATCTTCTTAACAGCATCAGATAAGGCTATTACAGATTCTTCATCATCATTAAGATGTTCAGTATCTCCAGCAAACTTAAGATCCATCCAAGGACTAGCTGGGTTAGTTAGGATACCATGTATAGCTGATGATAGATCATTGGCAGCTCTCATTGCAGTACCGTCAAATATTCTATTAGTTTTCTTGACACCTGCTGAAGTGGACGATCCTATGCCGCCTGCCCATGTAGTGTTGGCTGTAGTGCCTCCACCTTGTGACATATGGTTATAGTTGTTATTATTAATAAACTCATTTAGTTCACGCCATACGGCTTCTGACCCTGATCTTTCTGGGCTAGAGAAAGCTTGGGCTGAGAGGTTGACTAGAAACTCTGCCTTTTTGTTTGGCACGTTTGGTGCGTCTGGCATATATTAATCCCCTAAGATCGATGGTGAGTCATCGTCAGATAAGGCAGAGGTTCCAGCGTCAGTAGGTCTACGTCTACGATCTTTCAATGGATCTTCTACTTTCTTTGTACCGTCTGCTGTCTTGCCAATGTCTTTAGCACTCGAAGCTGTCGGTGCTGCTGAGGCTACTGGTGCTGGTGATGAAGAACTTGGTGCTCCTCCTCCTAATAAACCGCCCATGTTACTCTCCTAAAATTGATGGTAAACTGCTTTCTAACGTAGCACCGCCGCCCTTAGGGCCTGGTCTACGGCGATCAGTCAACGCTGTGCTCTTTGATTCTGTTGATGTTGTCTCAGTCTTAGCACTAGGTGCTTCCGATACTGTAGGTGCCTTACTCGCCGCTGGTGGCGGTGGTGGCTTAGGTTTACTTGGTGCGCCGCCCATACTAGTCTCCTAAAAGGTCGTTGGTAAGATTGACAGCAGTCTTAGACTTGGCTGATAATCCTAATAGTTCATTCTCATCTTCTGCGTCTGCTCTACGCTTAGAAGCTCTTACACGTGCTGCCTCTGTATCTACAATAGGTTCTTCTGATACATCTGCTGCTGTGCTGGTAACTGGGGCTACCGGAGCGGGTGCTGCTGCGGGGGCTGCTGGGGCAGATTGTTGACTACCTCCTCCACCTAATAAGGGAGCTACTGCTCCTATCAGGCTAGTTGCCGCTCCTAAGATACCGCCGGCACCGCCTAGTGAGCCACCTAAGGCTGCTAGTGGTGCTAAGATCATTCCCATTTATTTGCTCCTGGTTAAAAATTCTGACATTCTATCATCAATCAAAGGCATCATAGCCTTGATCCTGAAGATGTTTTCTAATCTGTTAAAGACACAATGAGTGCCACCTATTACAGGTGATATCATCAATGTAATCATTGGTAGGAATATGAACCAAGGTTGCGTTCCTACTAGTACTCCCATCGCTGCCATGTTCATTACTATAAGTGATAGATGCACGAATGCAACTAACCTAACCATAAGCACGTATGAGAATTGCCGTATATAATACCGCCCCGTATCCGAAAACATAAAGGCGATAACCCGGCGAATGGATCGTATCGAACATAGCATATAAAGCTCCAGTACCCATAACGATCCAAAGAATGAGTATGCTAATCCCCAAAGACATCGAAATCTCCCATGCCTTGTTCTTCCAAGTCGTTTAATTTATAAAAATAGTTATCTTGAAATTGCGCTGCTAATGATCCAGTCTGTAATGCATCTGCTGTATGCGAATGAATATCATGGACAGGATCTTTAATAAACGTCTTTCTTATCTTGTCATACTTTCTGTGATATAGCTCTAAGTGCTTTAAGCCCTTTCTACATCTCTCTAAGTTAAAACAGAAGGTAGGGAACTGTGATCTTACTAGATCGATAGCATGTTGCTTATTCCCAGGCTTCTCTACTGATTCAAACATACCTGTCATGTGAGGTATATTCCTAGCTGCCTCATCAAGAAGATCCAATGTGGATACTACTCGATTCGGTCCTACGCGTCTGTTTGCTGCGTCATGCGGTACGTAATGATTTTCATATTTATAATGTTTCTCCGCTAAGAACCCTACGTAGCCTGATGCACCTAATGCTTCATCCCAAGCATGGTAATCAATGTAGACTCTAGTATTACCAATATTCTGATAAAACCATACTACTGTCTGATCATCTATACCGACATCCCAACTAGTAAATACTGGGTATGCTGAATTGTATAGGAAGTTACCTACTCTACCTTCCTTGTAGGCTACTTCAATCGACTCACTATAAAATGAACCTTTCAGACCTGCCTCATATGAACAACCGAACTCTCGTTCTACGTCATCCCAGGTGGCGGCTCCTGTGTTGACCAGACCCTCAAAATACTCTCTCTTATGGATATGAATATAATTAGGTCTATCTGGCCATAATGCCTGGTACTCGCTAACGAACCAAGAATCATCTGCTTTACAACCTAAGTACATATCATAAAAATGATTACGTCCATTAGGTGTACTGTTAATAATCTGCCATGCTTTATTAGTTTCTAGTGCAGGCAGTACGGCTTTATAGCCTTCAAACACTGAGAATGCAAACTCTGAGAATACGATACCTGTTGGGGTAATTCCTCGAGCACTATCAATGTTAGTATCTAATCCTAAGACGGTGATGGTAGAACCATTATATAGTTCCATCGTCATCTCTTGGTTACTTAATCTAGTGACTAAGTCCTTCCCGTCTATCTTCAAGCCTAAATGAAAAGGCAAGGTATGTAATAATTTGGTACCATCTTCTAACACCTTAGACCAGAGAGCTGACTTAGCCTGCTTCTGAGTAGGGATTATGTAGAAATAGTTACCTGGTTTCTTAAATGCTTCTCGGCATAATAAAGCCCAACAGCTAGTATCTTTACCAATCTGTCTAGGCCATTTAAGGAATATCTTCTTATAACCTTCATCGAAGGCTTTGAACAAAGGCAGCTGATAAGGCCTAGGCTCAAAGTTATAAGGTATTGTTATGTTACTATTGCTAGGAGGTGCCATACCGTGTATACCAATGTTGTTGTGTAAATGACCATGATGCTATATTTATATAGTCTTACAAGGCCACCCTTAGTGTTCAAATATCTATCTTTTAAAAATCTTTTAATCATTATCTCAACTCCTGCCAAGATAAAGAAGTTCGGGCCGCTGTGGTCGATGATGACTGGGCGGTTATAGTAAGGGACCTACTAGTGTTTAGTTTGATTAAGCGGTGCAGGTTAAGAAACTCAGCACCCTCTTTTGATACGGTAACTTCAAAGACCAAAGTCCCACCAGTTACGGTAGTGCCTGCGGTATCTACCTCGGTAATGGAATGAGCATCTACTGGCGCGAATGCTGGCGTCCCGCCTAGCGTAGCGTCTTTATAAATTCTAAAGGTGCAAGGCTTATTGCCGTCAGCACTTAGTGAGAATAGATCAGGAAAGACGACACCCCTATTGGTAACAGAGTTATGGGTCGCGGAGTTCCTAATTGTTAATACATTTAGCTCGGTGGTTACTGCCTTATTGTTAGCAGTAGAGTGCCTGTCAGTATGAGCGGCTGATCTGCCCTCAGTGACTATATTGAAGGAGGCTGTCCTCACTATCTTAGCTGTATCGTTAGTCGTGTTGGTCGATGATATACAGAATGGGAAGTTGGAGTTAAAGCAACTAGGCAGCGTATTCGCATTGCCATAAGTTCTGTCGTCTAGGGTGATAAACTCTCGGGACGAAGGCTCCTGTACCTTAAACGATATTGGGCCGAATCCAAACCACTGTAGCTGGATCTTATAGATATTGCCATCTGTGGATTTATAGATCCCCTAAACTCGAAAGATCCGTCCGAGAAGTTAGGTACGACAAATACATCGTCTACGCCATCCCTGCGTAATACTGTCACAAAATCTAAGTCTATATACCCTAAAGAATATCCATTCTGATCGTCCCCTACTCCGATAAGCTGGGAGTTGCCTACTGCTGGGGTATCGAACACAGCGGAGAAACTAGAAGACAGTCCCTGGCCTGGCTGATAAATAGCGACATCCCTACTGAGGACAAAGGCACTTGAGGTGGAGGCTGCCCCACTAGATACTTCTAGCATATTATTGGCGGCGGTCACGGCTCCTGCATTGACTACGGTCGAGTCTATCTCATCGTCATGAACTACATTATATACGAACTTCTGCTGTACTACGGTAGTAGGCTCTGCTACTATAGTTTCCCCGAACGCACCTTTAGCTCGAATTGTATCAAAGGGTTTAATAGACATTACTTAGAATCCTGGGGCTTCACGCCAGCTTTATCTATTTGCTTAAGTCTCTTGATCATATTCTTTACGAACTGTCTGGAGCCTTCTACGCCATCCTCAACCATGCTTTTATATATATTAAGCATTTGCATCTGATCTTTAAATAATTGTTCCCGTTCGTAATCTTTCATAGGGTATCACTCGTTCCTGGTTTAAGAGGCTCTGGATCTCTACCATCTTTAGATAGAGTAGTGACCTTGGTTATATTGCCATCATCATCTTTATCTATAATGTTAATAGGCTGGGAAGCTGTTGATCCATAATAGTTCTGTTTAGTAACTGCACCTAGCTCTGGGCCTAAGTTAAAATTGGGTGCTCTTATAAAAGCCTTCTCACAATCGCTGCCACATGATAAGCATATCGGATATACTAGATCCTCCCCTTCGGGGCAATCTACCATAACATCCATATATTCACTTTTACATGAGATACAGATACAGTCTACTAATTCAAACATAATATTCCTAATGGTGGGTGGCCTCTCTAATAGCGAGACTTCAACTCGCATCTCCTCCAGTACTACCGAGGATTCTATTTTGGCGCTCATACTATCGATTCAACGGAGAAGTATTGCCTGGGACATAATTAAACTATACTAGAGATTAGGGCCATGATCGGATCACCTGTCAAAGATAACACATTAAGTATTATATACTAAAGGTTTAATCTAAGAGAGATATCGATTTCATGCTGTAGCTGAGAAATCAGTAAATCCTTAGTTTGTTCTTTAGGTTATCTTTAAAGGGGATGTATACAGTATAGTACATGAAATCCCCCTTGTCAAGGGATCTTTACAGAATCCTTACAATAGATCAATACTGGGTTCCCGTTAGGTAATCCCACCTCTCTATAGTAGCTGAGCGGATCCTATTCCTATCATCTACTGCCACCTTATCTAAATATGCCTTATGGGGAATGGGATTGATAAAGCCTATATCCTGAAACATGAGGCTCAGGTGGAATTTATCCTCACCATCAACTAAATCATGATAAGGCATAAGAATATGGAAATGATCCTTATCAGGATAATTGAGTTCTCCAGCAGCATGGCATAGATGAGAGTCATCAAAGGGGTTACCTTTACCCCAAGCCTCAACGGCATTATCCCCCTGCATCACCTGGATGTGTAAAGGAAGCCTTCCAAAGATCTCAGAATAGAACTGATTGAACTTAGAAGCTGAATTATGACTTTCTCCCATAACATCCCCTTTACCCCATACGGTAAGGAAACCATGGCCTATCTCCAACTGCGAGATAATAAGATCAGAGAAGCGTTCAGGTGGGTAAGATTCTGCTGCGGGACCCGAAAAATTAAACATAAGATGTGAATTCCTGTGGTAAGTTGTGTAAGAAACGACGAAAACATGACAGAGAAAAGGCGATATGCGCGATACGGTAACCCCTAACGGGCATACTAGGCCCTCTATTATATATAGTGTAATTTTCACCAATAATGCATGTGGGGGTCTAAATATACATGTATGACGAAGGCAACCCCCGGGGTACCCCCTCCGAATAGCCCCCCATGCTCCATAGATCAATCCTAACGTGTGTACTGACGAATGTACTAGGATGACAAGGGATACACATGTGCGTGTCACACAGGGCTAGTATGGACGATACACCCTCAAGGGTGGCACATGTGGTGAGTGTGGTGCATGCGCGAGGTATCAGGAGGGTATAACCGTAGGGTGTAGACCCAATGGTTACACCTAACGTGGTAGCCCTGCTGGTGTACTAGAGTGTCCATCGTGATAGCGTAAGCTCATAGCTACGCGTACAGTGGCAACATACGAATGTACTACGCCCACTGTTAGGGTCTACTCTGAGTTTACCCAGGCGTATGTTCTGTTCATCTAGGCATATGTTACACCGTATGGTATAGATAGCTAGGTCATGCATGTACCTAATGCGTGGTTTGTGCATGCGGTCTACTATGTTGCCTATCTCTATGTCTAGTAAGCTTAATGGTGTCTTAGTGCTCATTCTTCACCTTTATGTCCTCAATATGTAGTTGTCCGTGATTATCGTGCCCTATTAGTGCCTCTATAGAATACTTAGGGTGCATATACATGACTGTGGTCATACCTGCCGGTAATATCGCGTACTTAAGCCTGGCGTGTATTATGTCTCTTGCTTCGCTGTTGTTCATGATAGTAACACCGTGACGGCTATGGCCGCTGTTGCTAATAAGAATGGGACTAGTACTGCGGCTATGATTGCTGCTATTAGTATGTCCTTGTCCTTTACGGTATTACTTGAAGCTCCATCCTTGGTGTCTGTGGGCTTTAAATAGGTGTAGTCTTGTGATAACATGTCTGTTACTTATCCTCTTCGGTGTTATTCTCTAGTGCTTCTATCATGGCTATTCATCCTCTTCGATACGTTCTAGGTGTATGATGTATAGTAGTGTTAGTAATATCAGTATGACCATGCTATTTATCCTCTTCGGTGTTATTCATGATATTACTAGGTCTACAAGCCCTCCAGTAACATAGCCCTTGACTGAGTGGTGTATCTCGACAACTACTACCTCAGGGTTATCTAAGATAACTACTTTGATGTACCCTAACTGCCCTCTCTCAATAGGGAGGCTGTCCATTATATCCTTGATGTTTAGGTTAGTCCGCTTATTATTCATGTTGTTCCCCTTCGGTGTTATTCTTGGGTGTAATCTTGATTAATCCACTGGCTTCATTGATGGAGTCTCTAATGATTGCCCGCTTAAGGCCAGCTATAGTATGGGTTCTGCTCCTAATAACTCTAAGTAGGTCTAGGTGTGTTTGTTCATCGCACATGTTACTGGTGATAAGTCTGGCTAGGTTAGCCCGAGTATCTTCTAATAGTTCTTCATTAAATGCTAGGTCTTCGTGTTGGTTCATGTTATTTATCCCACTTGATGTTTCTTGTGATCATAGTGCCGTGAGTGTCTACAGACAGGGAAGCACTGACTAAATAGCCTGTAGCACTCGTGAACAGTATATCTGTCCATACATCAGAGGCAAGAATACACCCGCTCATCCGTTCTAGTACTACTAACTCTGCTGCTTCATGGTTCATATGAATCGCTCCCCGTATATCTCTAGTATTAATTCGCTTATATCTAATAGGATCTCGTCCCGTTCTAGCTCATCGCTCTCGGCTAGGTATATCTGGTATAGCTCATTGATACCCTCATACTCTGCCCTAGCTCTATTCAATAGCTCCATATTCATAGTTCGTGCTTCTCTTGATCACGTAATACTGCTAATGACTTGTCACTATGTAATGTTACTGTCATTGCTAACACCTTACGGGCTTCATTTAAGGCCTCTACGTTGTCTAGTCTAAGTAATTGGCGGTTAACATTCCTAAGAAGGTTCTGTAATACGCCTAATTCAAACTCTTGCATCTTATTCATCTGTGTATCCTCTTACTTCTGGTGATATCTCGGGAGGATATTGTATCCTCATCCTGTCGAACTCCTTGATCATTGACCTCAATGTTCCCTGAGCATCTAGTGCTAGGTTGCATTCTATCTGCATAATGCAGGTGTTGGCCATTAACTCAAGTACTACTAGGGCTTGTACTGCCTCTGCCTTAGTCATGGATTACTACCGACCCGCATACCATGAAGCCCGTCAATCCTATCCTAAACGAGGTTATAGGTTCATGGAAGGCCTCAGCTGAGTGTAAGAACACGCGTACCCTGTTGTCTTCGCTGATTTCGGCAGTCACTATTAAATCCCCGCCCAATATACGGCACTGCTGCCCGATAGTGTAAAGCATCATCGTAGAATCTGCCTCATCATATAATGCGTACACCTCTTGAGGTATGTTAGTCGTTATCTTCTGTTGGGAACTCATTTGCTTTCATCCTCGATAGTTCATCTGCTAGTAAATGTATTTGCTTACCTTGAAAAGAGGCTACGTTGTCTCCACTCTTCACTTCCCCAATCTTGGGTCTGTCCTCTATTAGCCGTACATGCTTTCGCTTAGCGTATGACTCTATTGAGATGAATGTCCTGTCTATTTCCCAGTCAGGGATCTTGAAGTAATTATGCAGTGCCTTGCCTAAAACCTCTCCTGTGGCAACCTCGACAACCTCTCCATTCTCTTTTACTTCAAATTGACCCTCACGGTCATCAACAAACGATTGTACTAGTATTGCTAGGCGTTCGTTGTCTATCTCTAGGCTTGGATGGATCTCTACTTTAGTGTGTGTATTCATTACCGTCCCCTTTGTATTTATCTATATTCTTTAATGCATCCTCTTCCATAACCTCAAGCATGTGTGCCACTCCCAATTCAATGTTGGTCTGCATCTTGTGTTGCTTAAGCTTAGGTGAGCAAATAACCTCTAATTGGCACATCGCAATGATAACCTCTGAATATGCCTTGTGTGCTCTATTGGTTAGTATCTCCAATCTCTGGCCTTTGGCATCCTCTACTATGATCTTACCTAGAGAAGACTTAAGCTTTCCCATCTGAAAGTGGAGGTCTTCCTCTACTGACTGGGCAAGCTCCATCTTAGTCAGCTTAGGGGTGACCATCTTATACCTTGCTACTTCTTTAAGATCGATAGGGTTGTCGCTAGACGATCCCTCGTATCTGTCAAATCTACCCATGAACCACCTCGACTAATGTAAATTCAAAACTGTCGACTAGATTGACAAAGTCATTGTCAAATACATGCACTGTATAGTCGTCTGTTTCTGGGAAGTCGTTATATACTTCCACGTTTGTAGTAGCTGTCAAGTAAACCTTACGGCTAGACAACATGCCGGCCACGGTAGCCATTATATCCCCTGCCTTGTGTTTCTTAGTAGAGCTAATGTCTAGTACAAATAACATGGCTATTTCTCCTGGTATCTCATTAAGTCAATGTCCATTTCTACCTGTTCACTATTAATGAATACAGCAGAACCTTGTTCGACTCCATTTCTATAGTAGATGATCTGTAGCTGTAGGCCTTTAACGTGTACCTCTGCTACGGCTGCGTCTAAGCTTTTGCCTAACTTTTTAATCATTACCATGTGACCCTTATCAATGCCACCGATAATTACTGTCTCGTCATACTGAATTTTCATGTTAAACCCTCTCTGTATATAATAAAATAGTTATAAATACGAAGGCTACTACCGACACAGCGGCTAGTACTCCCCCTGCTTCCCCGAGCATGACTACTAGCAGGTACGTTACCCCGCCTAATGACCCCACTAGGATTATAAACGCGGCCATTATAAGAGCACTCGTTAGTAAGGCTTTTAATAGTTTCATAGCTTGTATCTCCCCAATACTATTTCTTTCTCTGCTAGTGTAGCATCATCCCAGATAAGACCACATACTTTTATAAACATCCCTTGGTTCGGCTCCATGTACATCACTGACTTTGTCACCTTTTCCAGTGGAAACCTTTTTATTGTCTCTACCTGTACTGCCATCCGTAGTTCCTGCGCTGCTCCCTTTTGCATCTCTACTGTTGCCATCTCTATCACCTCTCGTTAACATGCTACCCAAGTGAGGG